GAATTCAATAACAGATGAATTACGAAGTATTGGACTCTATGGGCTAAAATCACATGAAAAATTTATTCCCGACAAATATAAATACTCTTCCATTGGCCAAAGATTAGATCTTTTAAGAGGGTTAATGGACACCGATGGTTGGGTGGCCAAAAATAAGGCCATTGAATTCACAACCACATCTAAACTCCTTGCGAATGATATTGTTTATCTAATCGAGTCCCTTGCAGGGAAGGCATGGATTAATGAAAAAATCCCTAAACTAAAAGGTGTTAAGTATAAGAAATGCTATATGGTTAGGTTTATCCTGAAATCATTTAATCCTTTTTATATAAAGAGGAAGGCAGATAAATATTTCATCCATGAAAATACTCAAGATAAGATTATAAAAAGTGTAGAAAAATTAGCATACAGAGAGACGACCTGTTTTAAAGTTGACTCTCTTACTTCTAGTTTTATCGCTCAAGGGCAAATAGTCACACATAATACCACAGTAGGTGCTAGGTGGCTGTTGGCCCAAGTTTTTAAGTACGCATTCCCAGAGGCCAATTTTATTATTACGGCCCCCACTTACAAGATTATGAATCAATCGACTCTCCCTGAGTTTTTAAAAGTCTTTGAGCCTTATGGAGAGTTTAGACGTGGCGACATGGAGTTTAAGTTAAACTGGGGCTCTACCATTTATTTAAGGACAGGGACGGATCCTGACTCAGTTGTAGGGGTAACTAATGTTTATGCTATATGGGGGGATGAGGCAGGTAAATATGGCCTCTACTTCTGGCAAAACATAGAAGGTCGGGCAGCACTAAAAGACGCCCCTATTATGCTAACGACTACACCCTACTCACTTAACTGGTTATATAAAGAATTAGTTAAACCCTACTATGAGGAAAAAAGAGACGACTGCCTTTTGATATCAGCTAAGTCCATTGAAAACCCTTATTTCTCTAAAAAGACCTACTATAAGCGAAAACAAACCATGGATCCTAGAATGTTTAGGGCCATGTACGAGGGCACCTTTGAGCGCTTGGCAGGTACCGTCTATGATTGTTTTACCGAGCATGGGAATATCCAAAAACAAATAGCACCAGAAGTTCTTAACCAAATGACCTTTTATGGAGGGATCGATTGGGGTTATACGGATCCCTTTGTTTTATTAATCATGGGCGTGACTCCTAATGGAGATAGGTTTATCGTTAGCGAGTTTTATAAAACTAACCAAACGCCCGATATGATCGTGGAAATGTTAACGGCCAAAATGTCGTACTTCCCTATGAAGCTTGTTTGGTGTGATCCAAGTAGGCCAGACATGATCGCAATGCTAAGTGAAAGGAGATTTCCAGTGACCAAGGCAAACAACGATATTATGGCCGGAATAGGTGAGGTTTATGATTGTTTTAAAAATGAAAAACTTAAAGTCCTAGAAGATTCGGCCCCTAACCTATTGGACGAAATTGAAATGTATCATTACCCTGAGCCAAAGGATCTTATGCCTGATCAGGACTCTAAAAAAGAAAAACCAGTTGACCAATATAACCACGCCATGGACGCTTTACGTTATCTCACAATGGGAGTTAAGCATATGGTAACTCATAACCAACCCCAAACTAATGTTTATGAGATTAGACCTAGACAGCAAGAACAACCTCATGAGCAGGTGGCCAGAATAAGACGCCCCTCTAGAAGGCGCAGTGAAGTATGGAGTTAGTATGATTTATGAATATCACTGTGAAAGGTGCGACAAAAACTTTGATGTACACAAGCACCATGATCAGCATAGAAGGCAAGAGTATTGCCCTCAATGCAAAGCAATAGGGATTAGAAGATATCGAATAGCTCGCCCTATAATTGATAAAACTAGCGCTGAGTATTATCCTAGTTTAGGTACTGTGGTTAAAAGTAAAAGTCATAGAAAAGAATTAATGAAAATTCATAACCTAGAAGAGGTTGGCAATGAGACTCCCGACACAATCCACAAAGAGGCCAATAAAACCTTAGAGTCTAATAAGGCCAAAAAAAAGGAAGAGTGGGACAGGGAGTGGGACAAGGTCATCCAGGAGACAAAATAAATGGAAGAGAGAGTCCTAGAAGAGCATGAGAGTCATAGGAATAGGGATGAGCAACAAGACCAGCCTGAGATGTCTAATGCCGATAGAAAGCTTTTAAAAAGAATAGAAAAGAATTTTCATCAATCAAAACTTTATAGAGAAAAGTTTGATCATAAATGGATGGATTACTACAAAATGTTTAGAGGGAGGCAATGGAAGGAAGAGCGCCCTCCTTATAGACATAGTGAAGTGATTAACATGGTCTTTAGCGCCATTCAGTCTGTCATCCCTATTATGACCGACTCAAGACCTAGATTTGAGTACCTCCCAACAGAGCCAAGTGATAGACCATTTGCTGAGCTTATTAATCAACTGGCCGAACATGATTGGGCCAGAAATAATTGGAATTATACTGTAGCAGAATGCCTCTATGACTCGCATTTTTTTGGTACTGGCTTTAGTTCAATGAAATGGGATCCTAAGTTAGAGTATGGAATAGGTGGCATTAGATATGAGTCTAACGACACCTTCCACTTCTATCCGACACCGAAGGTAAAAACGATTCAGGATGACGATCTATTTATAATCGCATACCCCATGAGTCTAGAAGAAATTAAAAAGCGATGGCCAAAAAAGGCCAAATACGTGAAGCCTGATATTGAGACTAATAAGTATGATCGGACCGAGCTATCCAAGATGCGCTACGTTAGCCCTACAGATCAGCTACAGTTAATAGAAGCTGAAAGGCTTTACTCGGAAAAAGAGGGCAAAGAAGCTTTAGTCATAGAAGCTTATATCAAAGATGAGGAGATAGAGAGCGAAGAAAATGAGAAAGTTGAAGTGGTCAAGACCGATGACGGCCTGGCCAGACAGGAAATTTCCAAGACTTTCAAGCATAGAAAAAAATATCCTGGTGGTCGTCGGGTTGTAATAGCTAATAAAGTTATCCTAGAAGATAAACCTAACGAGTACAAGGATCAGAAATGGCCCTATAGTCAGGTTAAAAATTATATAGATCCTCACCAATTTTGGGGCATAAGTGAAGTAGAGCAATTAGAAGGGCCTCAAAAAACTTTTAATAAACTTATTAGCTTTGTTTTAGATATCCTAACAATGATGGGCAATCCTATTATTGTTATGGACACCAATACAGGCATTGATCCCGATATGGTCTACAATGAGCCTGGTCTTATTGTGACAAAAAACCCAGGATCAGAGTTTAGAAGAGAAGAGGGAGTCCAGTTACAGCCTTATGTTATTCAGATCATTGATAGGATGAAATCCTATTTTGATGATATCAGTGGATCCACCGATGTCTCTAAGGGGATTAGTCCAACGACTGGAGCAAGTGGTTTTGCTATTGATCAATTACAAGAGGCAGCACAGACAAGGATCAGGCAAAAGTCACGCAATTTAGATGTAATGCTTAACGACATAGGACAAATGTATGTATCCAGGGTACTTCAATTTTATAATACTCCTAGGGTGGTTAGGATTACGAATAACCAGGATGCTCAACAATTTTTTAAAGTAGAATTTCAAGAGGACGATCAAGGACAAGTATTTGCCAAACGTCAAAATTTCACTGAGAATGAGTTAGGACGGCCTGTGCCCGATGGGAGTCCAGAAATCATACCTTTATCAGGACAACTTGACGTAAAGGTAGTAACTGGCTCATTATTACCATTTAGTAAGACGGCCAAAGAATCTAAGTTAATAGCGCTGTATAGAGACGGCATTATTGATAGAGAAGAGGTACTTAAAGGCATAGACCACCCTAACTGGGAAGGCGTGCTAGAGAGAGTAACCGCTGCCGAACAGGCACAAGCTCAGGCCGCGCAAGCTCAAATCCAATAATTATTTTATCATTTATCTTATTTCCTAATCATTGACTTATTTTAAAGAGGATTACTTATGCCTGGTGATATGCCACAAGATCAAGCACAAGCCCCCCAACCTCAAGGTGGGGTTAAAGAGCTTGTCAGTAATGTCCATGATCAAATGGTACAATTACTTGACGTACTTGATCAAAGTCAAGTGGCCAGTCCAGAAGATAAGCAAGTCCTTGCAAATATTTTACAGCAATATAGATCCTTTGTTGGGCAATCACTTGGAGCAGGCCCTAAAGAAGAGGGGCAAAAAGCAGGTGGTGGGGGCAATACCCCTATGGAATTTGTCGACCAAGGATCAGTTTTACCAGCATAATTATTTTATAGGATTGTTTTATCATGGAAGAAAATTTTGGTTTAACTGACGATCAAATCGATCAACTAGTTGGCGATATGACCGTTAACCCTCCTTCGGAAAACGAAGCACCCATGGAAGGGGCACAGTCCACTCCTACTGAGACCAATACTAATGCGCCATTCTTACGATTTAAAGCGAATGGCAAAGAGATAGAGGCCACAGAAGATCAAGTGAGACAGTGGGCATCACAGGGATATGATTACGGCCGTCTTACAAATGAATTCAAAACCAAGCAGGATGAATTCATTAGTAAGCAAAATCAGTTCAACGAAAAATATCAGTTATACCAAAAAATTGATGAGTACGCGCAATCCAACCCTGACTGGTGGTCAAGAGTTCAACAAGGCTACCAGGAAGCGCAACAAGGACAACAGGAAAGTCCTACCCCAACGGGCGACCTCCCTCCAGAAGTCCAAAATGTGTTGCAAGGATTGCAAAAAGAGATAAGCGAATTGCGCGAGTTCAAAAATGGCCTAACTCAAAAAGAAGAGCAGGCCAGAATTGAGCAAGAGGATCAAAAACTCGCAAGTGAGGTCGATTCAATCCGTCAGCTATACCCTGACCTAGATTGGACGAACGTTGATTCCAACGGAAAACACTTAGAGTTAAAAGTCCTTGAGCACGCCCAGAAGATTGGCACCAATTCTTTTAAGGCAGCATTTCGCGATTTAATGTTTGACGACCTACTCAATCACTCAGTGAGTAAGGCCAAAGATGAGACCATCAAAACGGTTCAGCGCAATCAAAAATTAGGGCTTCTAGGTGAGACACCCGATCCCCTAAAGAAATACTTGCCTACTGAGCCTACACGTAACCAAACGTGGGACGATGTACTCAAAGAGGCCATGGAAGAGGTGGGCGTTGCTGATTAATAACAATCAAGGAGGATCGACTCATGAATTTAACATGGGATCAGGTTGGGGCGATCACGTCAAAAAAGTTTGTAAAAAAACTTGCTGACAATATATTTGACTCCAATCCATACTTTGAACGAACTAGACGTAAGAGTTTAATGAAGCTAGATGGTGGGGACTCTATCATGGTACCCCTCAACTATGCTACACCTACTGCTAGTGGGTGGTATTCTGGCAATGACACTCTTAATATCTCAGATAATGACCAAATAACTGCGGCCCAATACGAGTGGCGACAAGCTTATACAGCTGTCTCTATTTCTCGTTTGGAAGAGATTAAAAACTCTGGGGACTCAGCTAAATTGTCTTTGGCCAAATCTAAAATGGAAATTGCTGAGAAAAACTTAGCTGATATCCTTGGTACGGCCATGTATAATGACGGCAGTGTTGCTAAAGCGCTTCACGGTCTACGTCACATTGTAGCTACTGCTAATACAGTTGGTGGGATTTCTCAATCAACTAACTCTTGGTGGCAAGCACAAGTTGATAGCACCTCTACTGTATTAACTATGTCAGCTTTACAGACACAGTACAATGCAGCTGCTATTGGCAACGATGTACCAACAGTTGGGTTCACTACTCGTACAATTTATAATCTTTATTATAACTTGCTACAACCTGCTCAACGCTTTCAAGATAAAGACACTGCTAGAGCAGGGTTTACTAGCCTTATGTTTAATGGCATCCCGATTTTGTCAGATAGCCATTGCCCGGCCAGTAA